TAAATCCAAAACGATATTGAAAAATTTTAAGAAATAATTAAGCCATACTGCTAACAATCTTCTCAATCTTTCTACCTCCTTGTGCAATTAGACTGTTAGATGCTTTATTGGAAGAGCTCCAATTCTTTCTTGTTTCAACTGCAATATTTAAAAGTTCTTTAGGGTCAGTTATTCCCGAAGCCACTTTTTCATTCATAACCCTTGCAAATCTTTGGAACCAACCCGGTCCATTCCAAACAGCATATACGAAATTAAACGTAAGTCCTGCGTCACTCATTACAATTGCTCTTGCTGGTTCGGACATATAACTTCCCATATATTTTTGGAATAATGGTTTCATCATTTTAGGAACCAACTCTCTAAGTTTTGATTCTAAAGGACCACCCATATATCCATATTTCCAATTAGTTCTTGCACCCGCTTCATCAATTAGTCTCCAAAACTCTCTAGCGTCAGGACCTTGTGTTTCCCAACCACCCGTTTTTCTATCCATACCCATCATAGTCTCACCCGATGCTCCGTATCTTGAATCTTTGATTCTACCGTCAGCTAACATATCAGGATGATAATAACCACCCTCCAAATTATCGATTACGATGTTAGCCATTTTTTCAAAATCAGTTGCCGCAACACCTTTTAAGTCAACCGCACCTTTCAATCCTTTCATAGATGCATTACTTAATTTTGCAATATCTTCTTTTGTAACATTTTTAAGTTTAAGAAGTTCAATCATTTTAAGTAACATCTCTCTCGAAGCTTTAACCATATTCAATGAACTTCCACCACCCGATGCTGCAGTTGAACCTCCGGTTGCCTTTGTTAATCCATTTACATAGTCTGCTAAGTTACCACTTGATAAACCTACGTGAACGTGAGAAGCCATACCTGGTAATGTCATAATCTTACCAATAACATCACCCTCTTTTACTTGGTCTCCTTTTTTTACATTACTTTCAATGTGTGTGTAGAAAACATCTGGTTTACCATCAGAACTTTGTACTTTTACTTGGTCACCGTATATTTTTTTAACACCTACCTTTTTAAGTCCACCACTACCTTTAACGAATCCCGTAACGGTTCCATTTGTTATGGAATAAACATCAGTACCCGCAGGTGCTGCAACATCCCAAGCATTATGACTTGGCCACCCTTCAGCACTATGAGTACCTTGACCAGGATAACCAATCAAAGAACCACCACCCGCACTTGTTAAGTTTACAGCTTCGTTTACTGTTTTACCTGATTGAGTATTGGTGCTACCTGATGTTACATAATCATTTGTAAACTTTTGAACTGCCGCCGCAGTTTCAGGACCAAATAAACCGTCAATACCATAATTTGGTAATTCGTATCCTAATAATTTTAAACCGATTTGCATTGATTCAACCTCATTTTTAAATGATATTGAACCTTTTTCTTGTTGAGTTATTCCTTCTCCAGCTGCTGCCTTTTCTAAAGTTTCATAAAAGTTAGCTAGGTCATCCTTTACCGTATCTGCTTTCTTTGGGTCTGCACCATTTTCAGTTGTACCTGTAGTTGAAGCTACTTCCATTACCTTACCCAATAAATCTTCCGATAATACTCCGTAAGTTAATGTATGTATTCTTGTAATCTCCTCAAGTAATGTTCTTTTCATAATAATATAAATATGTAAACATTACAATTAATACCCATAATGAGAATCCATATTTCTCTTATGTTGTTGGTTAGTTTTTTCGGGTTTTTTAATGTCCCAATTTAGGAAATCCTCTCCTTTATAATCGGGATGGTTCTTTTGCATATGGTCAATACCTCTTACCCAAAAAAATGAGATGATTGCTGCTAATCCAAAACTGCAACCAATTCCAATTAAATAACTTTCCATCATTTGTTTTCTGTTAAGTAGTTTAAAATTTTCTCTTTAATACCTGATTGTTTAATACCTTCCATACGCTTAGGTGTTAGAACAAAATTGGATAATCCCCAATCCATTTCCATATCTCCCCACGATTCGTGAACTTGAGGGATTCCCATATTCAAGTCATCAATCGCAACCCAGTGAGTAATCTCAGGATGGTCGTGTAGATATTGTGTAATTTCAATTGAACGTTCCTGCTCTAACATCCATCTCGGTGACCACACGAATGTGTGTTCGTTATAGTAAGTACAATCGGATACCCTCTTTGTGAATGCTATTGGTTTCTTTATGATTCCTTGTGATTCATAATACTCACCCATTTCATCAACATCAGCCCATTTCTTCCAATCAGATGATACAACAATTTCCGCACCTGTCTCTTCAAGTATTTCATTTAATACTTCAATGGCTTTCTTATTAAAATTATCAAATCTCACATCAACAGGTAAAGATAATACCGATTGACTCAACTTACGTTTTGCCTTTTGTTGTTTTTTAACTCTACCTCCCCACTCGGTTGCTAAACATATAACACCGTCGTGGTCTAAAAAAATAACTTTCATAGTATTTTTAATTAATAGTTCAAATATACTAATAATTTCTAAAAAAAAAGAAACTATTAATCAATATGTTCGGGTTGAGGTGTCCATTTACCTTCAGATATAATAGCTGGTGAGTTATTTCTATCAATCATAACCCACTCCGCTTCAACGATTCCCCAAGGTTCAAACTGTTCCATAACGTCTTGTAATGTGAAACATTTACAACTGTAAATGTCAAATTGAGCCATTGCCGGTTGGTGGTGGTCCCAAATGTGTATTGATGAATGTGATGTTGCTAAAGTTACTGTACCTGTTAAACCTTCATTACCAGGATAATCTACATAAACACTTGTTGGTCCCCCAACAACCTCCATCTTAACTTTGTGAACTAAGTCAACAAACCATTTATTTAAAACTTCTACCTCTTTAGGGGGATTCTTAATCCAAATCTTCATTAAAAGATGTTGGTGGTAGGGTTCAAACTTTTCAATCATATATGTCTTTTTACATTACATATATATAACGAAATTTGTATTTTTATAAGAATTTTTTAAAATTTCTAATAAATTCTTTTTCGTATTTTTTTAGTTCTTTGGTGTCCAATCCATTATATAAACCGGTTGACATAAATGCATTAATCTCATCATCAATAATTTTCTTGTCATCCACATATCCCATCTTCGTTAATTTCTTTTTTAACTTTTCGTAATGTGATGGTTTTATCTTATTGATAAGTTTTTCAACTTCCTTCTTATATTCTTTATTAGTGTAATATAATCCGTGTGCGATTTCGTGGTCCAAAGTTTTCAGGTCTTTACTACTAGCACCAATTAGATACCAATTACATCTTGTCCCACTATTCTTTTCCATCGAGTCATTCGCACAATAAAAATAAATGTCGTTCATAATATGGTCGTATTCGGTTTCTTTATAAAAAGTGTCTATTCCCTTTTCCACCACATTACTTGGGATGTTATAACCTGACCAATCTTCAGGATATGTGAACACCCTCTTCTTCCAAGCACTTTTATAAAATCTCATATACTCCATCCAACTGAATTTTTTACCTCTAAACTCTTTGTATGGAGATTCATAAAATTCTTGATAACGGCAAAATAACATTGCTCTGTCATAGTCGTCATCGACTAATACGCAATAAATTTTTGGTTTAATTTCTTTAACTTTCCCTTTAACTAAAGGATGTTTAATCTTCATTATATAAGTAAATTTGTAATGTCGTTACCGTCCTTATATATGTCAAGATACCCCACGACTTTGGGTATCTTATTAGTATTCTCAAATTCAGTTGTTTTTGGCATCATACCAATAACCCATTCAGGTTCTTCAATCTTTTTTAGATTAAATGAAAAAATACCTTGTGGTGTTGAGTTAATATAATATACAGACCCCTTTTGAATAAGAGAATCCCATTTTATTTTTTCTATCAATAAATCAGAATAATCCGCTCGTCTACACTTTAACTCATAGACTTTTTTTCTAAGAGTACTAAATGCATCCGTCGGATTATACTGGTCAGTCTTTTCCAAATCAGGAATCAACTTAGTTTTAAGAAGATTAAAAAGTTTTTCTTCGTTTAAATTGATAAGAAGTCTTTTCTTTTCAATCGATAACATTAACGCAAGTATTTGAATCTATCTGCCAAGTTATTAATAAATTGTTCTTCAGTAACTGTAAGAAGGTCTCTACACTTAGCTAACTTATCAAGACTATCCCAAAAACGTTGGTCGTTAATGTTTGGTCTGCGAACACCCGTACCTTTTTGTTTACTCGATTGGGGTGGTTCAATGTGTCCATCCTCTTCTAAGATTTCTACTAATCTTGTAAGTTCTCTTTTACTACAAGAGTCAACAAATTCACTCGGGTCGATGTCAATTTCGGTTGTAAATTCTGGCATACTATTATTTTTTAGTTTCTATCAAAATGGATTTTAATGAATCCGCTTTCTTTAAATCCACTTCTTTAACAATGTTAACATTTTTCTCAGCTCTTAATTTGGCTAATTCTTTTTGTTGGAAGAAGCAGATAACCAATAAAGCAATTGCACCACCCATAGTGATGTTCTTTTGATTATTTTTAATAAATTCTATCATACTATTTGTTTTTACAATTCTTCAACAATCCCTAATAACTCCGCTAATCCTAATAGTATTGCAGTGTTGCCAAATTGTTCGTTAAATAAAAACCAACAAGCTGTCAATCTTAACACACTCTTGACTAAACTAATCCAAAAATGTGAATTACTTTTTGATTCTTTTGGTTGCATTTGTTTTCTTTTTAAAACTTTTCTTCAATGTATAAATTATCTCATCAACCTCATTGACTGCCATTCCGAGACCAAGTGAAACTTCACTTGATAGTTGGAAATTTTCGTTATCCCCAAGTTTAAGATATCTTAAAGATTCTTTACGAAAACCTGAAGCTTGTCTTTTAAGGTCTTCTTTTTTGTTTCTTAACTCTGCATATACTTTGTTAAGAGTTCTTTGGTCGTAAGTAAGTGCTTTCATAATAAAAATATATTAAATTATTTTGAAGATTCCAAATAATTGTGAATAAAATTTATTCTTTGACCAATCCAATACATAACATTAACTGTCATTGAATTACCCACAGCACCTTTTACATTAGAATAACTTGGTTTTTTCCCGTTAATTTCAAAATCTAAATAACCATCAGGAAACCCTTGTAATCTTTCTAGTTCTCTTTCAGTAAATGTTCTGATACCTTTATCATCCACCCAATAGTTTGCGGTAGACACTTTACCAAACCCATCAACCAATGTTCTTGCATAGGATTTGGTTACCGTACCAGCGAGTTTAATTTGTCCGAGAATATTTTTGGTGTACTCATCCCTCTTGAGTTTATTCTTTTCTTCAACGCTTTCAAAACATCCTTCTTCAAATAATACTGAGAATGGGACTCTCCAGTCTTTTCCACGATATCCGACAATATAGATTCTTTTGCGTCGTTGGGGAACTCCGAAGTATTGCGAGTCGAAAACCCTATAAGCGATTGAGTAGTTTTCCCCTTGGACAACCCCTTGTTTTTCGATGTCTTCTGGTCTGAAGTCAACTCCTGTAAAAGAGGAGATGATTTCACATAAGGCTTTTTTGTGTTGACTTTTAAAAACGCCTTCGACATTTTCCCAAATGAACCACTTAGGTCGTTTTTCTTTAAGAATTTGTCCATAGCTAAGGGCGATTTGACCACGGATATCATCCATTCCTTTGTTGAGTCCTGCATCGGAAAAAGATTGACAAGGCGTTCCTCCGACCAATAAGTCGAATTTTGTTTTTTTGTACGTTTCATTCGTGTTGAGTTTAGTAATGTCAGTAAATAAAGGTGTGTTTGGGTAGTGATGTGATAGAACTTGTTGTGGGAACTTTGCAAAGTCACATACACCTTTACATTCCCAACCAAGTGGTGACCAAGCAACAGTTGCCGCTTCGATTCCACTACAGACAGATAGGTATTTCATTGTGTTATAGTTTAGTTAAACAAATCTAACAATAAAAAAATAAAATTGAAAATTTTTTTGAAATCTTTTTTAATATATCATATAACCAACTATAAATCAATTAGTTATGATTTCGTATTTCTCTTTTTTCCACACCAAATATGGATATTCTTTCAAACGTTCACATAAAATTCCCATTGCATCATCGAATATTTCTTTGTTGACCGGTGTATTTGCTTTTCCATATGCTTGTACGAATGAACCTCTTCGATATTGTAAATTAATTCTTTTTCTACCATATGATAATGCAACGTAAATGTATAATGCTCCGTGAAAAAATTGTTTGGACATACAGTTCTTCATCAATGTTCCTTCGAGAATAAAATCATCTTCAGATAAAATTACTTTTGGTATGTAAACATTATCACCAAGAACAATCGGTTCTTCAATTGCGTTAACAACATCATCTGGTATATTATATTTTAATTTATATCCAAGAGACAAATGTTTTTTAAGTAAGGACCATTCACTTATTAAGTAATCAATATCATCAGGTTTCTTCAACCTGATTTTTAATTCATATCCTCTTTCCTCTAAGTAATGTCTGAGGGTAAACAAATCGTAAATAACGTTGAAGGGACTTTCTAATCTATCATCATCTGACATCCACTTCTCGAGAACCTTTGTTACTG